GCGGCGGCGGTGGCGGCGGGGGCGGGGGCGGTGGCGGCGGCGGTGGTGGTGGAAGGTCTTCCGGCGGCGGCGGTGGTGGAATGTCTTCCGGCGGCGGCGGTGGCGGCGGTTCTTTTGATAGAAAAGAAGTAAAACAACTAATAAACAAACTAGAAGATAAAGGCAAAACAGCAGAGCAAATTCAAGCAAGAGTTGGGAAAATTGGTGGTAAAGAAGGCGGTATTACCACAAAAGGTCAAAGCTTTTTAAACCGTTACGTATCAAAAAACACCCCAACAATTTCAGGGGGTGGTTCAACTACTTCTGCCAATGAGGGTGGTGGTAATGATGGTGGTGATTTTACTGATTTTGGTATTGGTGGTGGGGGTGTTTTTGAAACGGATGACCTTCTTTCCACACCTGAATACAATTATTTAACTGCGGGCTTTGACGTTGAGTCTTCCAGACTTCGCGCACAAGCAGATATTGAAGTTGCTAAATTACAAAAAGATGCTTTACTTGGTGTTGCAGGTATTGAAACGAAAGGCAAGCTTGATCTTCAACCAATTATTAATGCTGGCTTAAAAGATGTAGAAAATATTCGCGCTACATCAGAGCGTGATGTTGCAAATATTGCTAAAGCATCTTCAATGTATGGTTTAATTGCTTCTGCGTTTGGTTGATGCTTATTTTGATTTACGGTAGTTTATAATAATTGAATAAACCATCACATAAGGTTTGAAACATGACTTACTCTACGGGCGTTGCCGGTGAAACCGAAAACGCTTTTAACATTGCTGAGTTTGAGAATCTTCTCAATCGTCTGGAATCTTCTAAAAAGCGTCAACAACGTCAAAAATCTGTTGAAGGCCGTCGTGATATTTACACGCAAGGTCTTGCCAGTATGATGTCTAACTTCTGATTTAATAAGATCACACAAACTCGTAATATTAAAGTACAATGACCAGCAGCATTGAAGATACTTACGCATCAGACGATTGGTTTGATTTAGATAAATATCGGCAAGCTGCTGGTGTTGCATACGAGTTTTCTAAAAAGAAGATGGAGACTTCTGGTGAACAAGAACGTGAAACCATCGGTAAAGGTGCAGAAGAACAACGTCGCTCTTCCGAACAAGGGCAACAGTTCAAGCAAGCAGATGAAGCCCGAGATTACTCTCAGGCCCAACGCGCTTATCGATATTGAAGTATTTGAATCCTGGGTCGATGACCTTGATTCAGCTACTCAAGAAGCTTTTTGTTCTTTCTCCAGCGATAACTACTCTGTAATTGAGTGTTATTTATACGCAGACCCAATTGAAATCCCCCTGGAAGAAGCATCCATGAGTGTTTGGGCTCATATGCAATTAGAAGAATGAATACACAACAACCTACGCAAGATTCTCAAGAGCAAAGTTCAACACCAAGCTCTAGCGTTCCTGATCGTTTGATTAATTTACTTGTTCAGTTACAACGTAACCGCAAGTATGGTAGCTTTGGTGCACCTTCAAATCCAACTGGAGAAAGGGCATAATTATGCCAAAAAAAATGCCGCCACAGTTCGTTGAGTACTTAAAGCGTAAAGAAGCCAAACGAGCTGATGGCTCAGAGATGAGCGATGAAGAAAAAAGAAAAGCCGCTTTAGATAAAGCAAGCAAGTATAAAAAACAAAAAGACAAAAAATAAGTTAGTATTCAATAACTGATTGAATACTTTCATGCCGTCTTACCTTCATTTAGCGTATCGACGAAATGCAAGGGCGGCGGCACAGCAGCAACAAATTCGTCCTCCTAAAAACGCTGAATCTCTTCAACTTGCCAGGGAAGATTTTGGTTTTTTTTGTGAGTATGTAGCCAATAAACCTCCTGCGACTCACCATCGTCATTGGCATCATCATTTCATTACAAATGAAGACAGCAATTGTTTAATTAAAATCGCAGGACCAAATATTGATTTGTTGGCTCCACGGGGCTCAGCTAAATCAACAGTACTTGGTTTGTTAACTGCGTGGGCAATTGGTATTCATACGCATGCCAAAATGCCACTGCAGATCCTTTACTTGTCATACACGGTTGATATTGCACGTTCCAAATCAGCAACCATTAAACGAATCATCGAAAGCAAACGGTACCAAGAAGTGTTCCCTAAGGTACGCCTGCTTAAAACTGCAACCAGTAATGAGTACTGGTCTATTGATCACAAGTTTGCTGGCATCAACACTACAGGTGAAGAGCAATTTACGCTCTGCGCGGCAGGCCTTAAAGGTTCGGTGACATCAAAACGATCACACCTTGTGATGATTGATGACGCAATTAAATCTGCAGCTGATATTGCCAACCCAGATATTCGCAAACAAATGCAGGAGAACTGGAATGCGGTGATTGCACCAACCATGTTTGAAGGCGCCAGAGCCATCTGCCTTGGCACTCGATTTAGACATGATGACATTCACGCAACTACGTTTAACGAGCAGAATAACTGGCGTCAGATTGTTCTTTCTGCAATCTTGAGTGATCCTAAATCAGGCGATGAGGTTTCCTATTGGCCTGAAATGTGGTCACTTGATTATCTAAAAGAAAAGAAACGGCAAGCACCAATTGCTTTTTCTTTCCAGTATATGAATCAAATCATCAGGCAAAACGAACTATCGCTTGCGCCTGAGCTAATTGTGAAAGCAGAAATTGCAACTGAGTTCGACACTCTTGGAGTTGGTATTGATCTATCTGTTGGAACAAAAGAAAAGAATGATTACACAGTAATGGTACTTGGTGGTCGTGTTGGAGACCAGATTCATATTATTGACTATCGACGCATTCGCGTAATGGGTAATCTAGAAAAACTAGATATTCTCAAAGAGATGCTCCACGATTGGTCCATCTTGGGTAAGGATGCAAATGACCTTTATTTCCCCACTCATTCATCGTGTGATATTTGGTCAGAAGCTGTTGCGTACCAGGCTTCCATTGAGGCTGATTTCAAGCGCATTTGTTTGAACAATGAAGAACTCTGGAATCTTAAATGGCATCCAGTGAAAGGTTTTAGGTCTGATAAACTTGCACGCTTTAGAGGTTGTATGGGATTATTTGAAGAGCGTAAGATTATTTTTAATCGCTACCGTAATTTCACTGCAATGTTTGAAGAGCTTACAAACTTTGGTGTAAGTAGTCACGATGACTGCGTTGATTCTCTTGTTTGGTTAATTAACGGATTAATGCGTAAAGGTAATCTTCACCTTGATTACTGAATTTAGAATTAGAAAAAAGCTTTATACCAGTGGGACCAGAATACTTAGCAGTCGGCCTTACGGCTATCATATCCGCCGTTACAGGCGGTAGTTGGGCAATGAGTAAATTGTTAGGCAGACAGCAGGAAAAGCTGGATCAGGCCTATAGTTACATTAGTTCTCAAAAACGACGGGTAGATCTTTTGGAAGACCAGATCAACCGAATGCCAATCGAGTACGTGCTTAAGGTTGATTTCTTAAGAGAAATTCAAGAAATGCAGGATAATTTCCGCGAGATCAACAATAAACTTGATAAACTGATTGAAAAGTTACTTAGCAAATGACCAGTTACATTCTTGAAGTTCAAGAAGACGAAAACGGTGATTGTTTTATCACGCTTCCCGACGAGGTTATTGAAGACCTTGGTTGGCAAGAAGGTGATGTACTCGATTGGGACGTAAAGGGAAATGGGATTGTACTGTCCAGGGTGAATGATTCATCCGGGTACGAAGTATTGGAAGACTAGAATAAAGAAAAAAGAAAAGACATGGTAATTTATCGCGGCGAAGGTGCAAACTTTCCGGGAGCAGCTGGTAACCTTCTTCCTGGCGGCCCAAGCTTTGACATCAATCGTACACCTGGAGCGCTAATTGCAGCAGGAATTCCAGTGGGTCAAGATCCACGCTTTCCTATGTCTCAAGAGTCGTTTGAGCAGTATGTTGACGAACGCAGGTTGAACAAACGCCTTGAACCTTATGGCGGCAGTATCCTTGAATTTTTGCGTCAACGCAACCCAGCAAACAAAGGCGCTTCCCTCCCTGGAACTCCAGGAAATTTTGGCGGCTTACAAAATGCACAGTTCTATGGTGGTCCGCAGATGGGCCAATTGCCCCCTGGTTACACTAAAACAATTTCCTGATGAAAAAGAAAAAGTTGGTAAAACGTGCACTCAAACATCCTGAGCTGTATACACCAGCTGAACTTGCTTTTTTTGGGCGTTGGTTGTGGTTACGAAAACAGCGCAAAAAAGCTGCTAAGATGAAATTAAATAATCAGGAAATAATTAATGGCTGACGCCAAAGCCCGTCTTCAAGAAATTATCAACGCGTATCTTGAGAAGGATAGTGACATCGTTGTTGATACGGGTGTTGTTGCGTCTCATATTGCACAAATGAAATTATTTGGCATCCGTCAGGGTGTTGAATTTTTCCCGTCACAAGATAACTTCGGCGCACAACGCAAAGATTTTCTTGATCGAGTAATTAAGTACAACAAGTTAGACACCAGGTTGGATTCCATTTGGGAATACTTCATGTGTGACGGCAAAGGGTTGTTTTATACTATAGCTATAAAGTGCGTCGCGGAAATGGATTCGGTGATGACATTACGGCAGTTAATATCACAAGCAACAAAAGCACCTGGAACCCAGGAGCCAAGCGTTATATTCGCCTGTCTATTAAACAACGAGAAATTGAAGAAACACACTCTGATTCTGAGTTGTCATTTGAAATGCCGGTTTATGCATTAACTGGTAATACTAAAAAGTTTGTAAATACTCTGGGATTTATTCCATGCGTTGAGATCCTGAACAACCCCAAAGGTTTTTCTACGGAGGGTGTCGGTGAGTTTGATTCAATGGCAAACCACATTTGCACTCACGATGAGTTAATGCGAACGATTCGCAAAAACATTACATTCTTTGGTAATCCAACACTGCTTTCTTCACGGCCTAAAACCGACCTTATGGAATCCGGGGATACTGCAACTGTGCAGCGCCCTTCCATTGCTGCAAATTCTGGCTTTACTAGCCCAGCAGCTTTAAGCCGTTCAATGTTTAAAGCTGATCCAGTTAGTCGTGGTGTAGACGGTTCTATCCGTGTTCCACGCATTATTGCAAACCTGGAACCAAACGACCGTGTTGGTTATATTGTGCCAGATGCAATTACTGGTGACCAAAATGCATTTGCTCGTCAGTATAGAGAAGAGATTCGTACAGCACTTGGTGGTGTTGATGAGCTT